CGTAGTTCGTTAATTGTTGATGCTGTTGCGCTTGATAAGTCAGCATATAGTAATGAATCTGGTGTACCTGTTCCGCGTTCTAACCAGCTATTAACGCTATCGTAATTTATAATGTCGTTTTGTGAATATGAAGTAAATTGAATGCCTAATGATTCACCATTTAATGCATCTGCAATGATTGGTGCTGTTGTTCCTAATGGTAGGTCGACTGAATCCCCGCGTTGAGGCCATGGTAGTGCTTGCGTGAAATAGTCGAATCGTTTGTTTCTGGCAGGTGGTATTTGCCAGTTGTAATCTGTTGAGTTGTTAATAACTGCTAATGTATCGTCTGTTGCTAGTTCTACTGATTGTTGAATGTTGGTATCTCTGAACCAATCTTCGTAGATTTTCCAAAACATTCTGAGTGGTAGGTTTGAATATTCTGATATTGTTCCAATGGGTAGTCCCATGTAATTTTGTACGCTTCCCAATATTGGAGCGTTTGACCTTGTTGGTACTGTGTAGTCGATTGAATCGCCTGGGTTAATTTGTTCGCCCATAAATTTTTTGAAGTTGTCCCAGACTAATCGCGTGGGGCAATAGAAGAAAAAATAATCTAGGTGTATGTTATCCATAACGGGGTGAATTGGTGTGCTCATTCTTCCGAATGCGTTCATTTTCCAAGAAATTGTATCGCCTGGTAAGACCTCTAATGGAGCTAATGGAATAACTTTTCCGGCATCAAATGTAGTTTTATAGCCATGGGATAGGTCGAATGATGAGCGAGATATTTCTGCTCGCGGGGTTTGTGCGAAGTTGTGTTGCATGACTGATTTCATATTTTTCTCCGAAAAAAAGGGGGCATATGCCCCCAGTATAGTTGTATAGTTGTGTTTTGTCTAATTCGCCTGGTTAAGATGTTCAGGCTCTGGAGTATCCAGTGGTGAGTGAGTTTCTGCTATTGTTGCTTTTGGTGATTGGTCCAGTAGTAGTTCTTGTAACTGGCATATGTATTCTGGTGCTTTTGATAATACGAATGTGCCTGTTTCTGTATCGTATTGTCCTAGTTCGAAAAGACTGAAGTCTGTTGGGTGTTTGTAGAATAATGTATCTGGTTCGTTAACGACATCTGTGAGGGAGCGCATAAAGTCGCCCCTGGTATCCGCTATCATTGGGTTGCGGTATGTATGAGCTTTAACGTCATAGATTGTAAATACTAGTTTTAACATTTTTTTGCCTCTTTGTGTTTTTGGAAGTTAAATTTTTGACTTCCATTTAGTGGAGCTGGGAATTTTGGGTAGTATAAATCAGCATGAGCCTGTAAGACTGCCTGCATTTCTTCTTTTGTAATTGTTTTATTTATACCTTTAATTGTGTACATAAGTTTTTGATTACTCATAGTTGCCTTATTAGTCTTTCGACTTGTTTAGTTTTGCAGAACTCTTTTGTTTCTAATCGTTCCCATAGTAATTCTTGGGGGTTGGATAGGGCTTTTGCAATCCTGATAGCCCTGAAGTAGTTATATTTGTCTGGGTTTGATTCCTTAAGTTTTTCACGATAGTAACGGGGTACTCTAGCATAAAAGGGCTTCGTCCCATCTTGCGGGTCAACAATGATTGAATCGTCGACCCATACATCGGTGTGTGCGTATTTATCGTACCAGTCAGATCCGATTCCGTTGGACATTGTTGTATATTCAGGTTGGATATGTTCCATTTGTAAGATCTCACCAGTGTCAGGTTCGAGTTCAGTGACTTGGTTGTAATGGACATCTGCTTCTTCTCCGTATTGTTTCTTAAGTATGTATCTTGCGGTATATGCCGCACTGGCAAAAGTTAGATTGCCGATTTCGTGTAAGCCATGTTTCCATAGGCGTTTTAATTGAGATGATATATAAGCAGTATTACCGTCCCTAGTACAATGGTACTCCTTATCAGGAAAATTATATCCGAATAATAGTGCGTGATAGTGCGGGCGGTGCGTTTTGTCGCCGTATTCGCCGCAGTGGAAGTATTTAATTTTCGGGACATTGGGTTCTTTCCTCAATAGTTTCATGAAGTTTTGAAAGTGCTTAAAGTTGAGACTTCCGTTTTTGGGTAGGTGGTCGTTGTCATAGGTTAATGTAAGAAAACAGCTTTCTTTGCCGTTTTCTTCTTGAGTTTGGGCTTCGTGTATAGAACGGACAGCCCAGTCACGGGAGTTATCAAGACGACAGCCAATGCATTTGCCGCATACGACTGATGTATGTACTCCCGTTGAGCCTTTTCTTTTGAATGTGAATTGTCCATTTGGTTTGCGATAGCCCTTATTGGGTCTATAGCATGACATTACATTCTAATGCCGCCGCGCATGTTGCCCGGCTCTTGGGTATTGAACTTGTGAGTCTTGCTAGCGCCTTTTTGGAAGGATTTGCGACTCTTTGATTTGTTCATTTTGTATCGTTTTTTCATAATAAAAACCTCTATAATTGGAAGTGTGTACTTCGTTGTTTGGAGTGACTGGTGTCACTCCGCATAGATATATAACAAGGGATATATCTATGCAGTGCCGAATTCATGATTGGGGCTTCGGCTTTTCGTCCGATGAAACATCGGCCGTGGACACTTCGGCTGGCTGACCTGGTGAACCAGGTACGCCTTCCTCAGGGTCTGGGTTTAGAAAACCAAGTTGAGTTAAGACTTCCTTGTTTTCAGTTGGGTTTTGAATGGCGTCTAGAAATTCAGATGGGTCATGATTGAATTCTTTTCTTACTGTTGAAGGTAGTGATTCAAAAAGTTGTGTTGTTTCTGTAACCATGTCCATTGCTTTTTTGAAGTCTGGTGCAGTAACGTCCGCGTATCGTTGTTCGTTTCGCGCTATGTGTTGTATGACACCAGTTTTTTGATATTTGGACATGATGTTGTTTATATTACATTCTTTTTGAAATGATTGGCGCGTGATTGATTCACCGCCTTGTTGTGTTTGTAATCTGTTTTTTCTAGTAGCCATGTTATTTCCTCTATTTGTATTTTTTACGCATTCGCTCTTTTAATTGTTCAGGTGTGTTGTAATCGTCCTGAGTCCAGGGACGTTTTTGATATTTTTTAGCTGTTGTTCCTACTGATTCTTGAACTTTGCTTTCTACTTGTTTAGCCGCGTTATATTTTGCACTTGCTAACCAGGCGTTATATGCGCCTGTTTCTATTTGTTGTTCTAATAAGTCTCTTTGGACTTGTTGGGTATAACGTCTGCTATTACTTTCTGATGTTTCGCTAATCGCTTTTTCTGTACTTGCTTGTATATTTGCTACTTCTGCTTTTGCACGTTTTAGTGCTATTGCTGTTGATACTGCTGATTCCATTTCGTTTTCTACTTGTGCGACGTTTCCGTTTGGTGTTGATGCCGAATTGCCCAGGGCAAGTATTCTGTTGAGTCCGGCTTTTTCTAAGTCGTTTGCACTCCGTTGATATGCTGTGTTTGACATCATTTCTTGCCAGGCGCGATTTTCTCGCGCTAGCTTAATGTTGGTTTGGTTTTGCCGACGTGTGCCGGCATAACCTAGTACTGCTCCGAATATATCGCCTATCATAGTTTATCCTTAGAAATGGTCGATTAGTCCAGGTATACCATTTACTGGTAATGGTCTTGCCGCTTTTACCTGGTTATATATATCTAGTATGAAATCTGGCTCTGATGGTACTGCTAGTACTCTGTCCATTGGTACATCCTCATTTATGAATGCTGTATTTAATGAAGGTGCTGCACTAAAGTCTTGAGATAGATGCCAAGCATCTAATGAGCTTGCAGCTGCAGATGAGAATAGACCTGTTACGTATGAAGGTTGGAATCTGTATTCGTCATAACGTGGAACGTATCCGAATGCTTCATCATCTGTTGCCGATGCATCTGAAAATAGTTCTTTTTTCTTTATGTCTTGCTCGCCAATATGCGCTAGTGATGGCCAATAGAAGTCGTATCTGGTTGCTCTTGACCAATGGCGCTGAATACCTTGTTGATATGTTAAATCTGCTCGTGCCGAAATTATCGGGATAATATAGCCATGCTCAGTAAAAGACTTGCTGAAACCGTGACTATTAATAGAAGTAGTACCGAATCCCGCAAGGTTACCTTGTTTTGTAGTGCCGCTTTCACTAGTTTGTGGTACTGGGGTAATATTAATACTAGTAGTGCCACCGCCCAGGTACTCGGGTCGCTGAAGTCTATAGTCGGGATTGGTGACGTTAAAATGTTGTTTGATGATACTAATATATCTTGATCCACCACGAGCGTCCTTTTCTTGAAGTTTTTGAATTTGGAATGCTTGACGTAGTTCGTTAATTGTTGATGCTGTTGCGCTTGATAAGTCAGCATATAGTAATGAATCTGGTGTACCTGTTCCGCGTTCTAACCAGCTATTAACGCTA